TGATGCAAATCTTTTAATTGATGCAGAAGGTGATTTAAGATTAGGTGATAATACAGGTGCAGAATATGTAGGAATTGATGCTCCAGCAACTGTCGCTGCATCTTATACTATAACATTACCAACAGCCGTGGCAGGAGGAGCAAATTTTGCTTTAACTACAACAGATGGCTCTGGAAATACTCAATGGGTAGCAACATCAACTTTTGGAATAACAACAGGAAAAGCTATTGCAATGGCAATGATTTTCGGATAAAAAACAAACATAGGAAATAAATTATGGCGAATCCAAATATAGTAGCAGTAACAAATATTTTAGGTGGTAACCTTGGTTGGAATTTATCAGCTACAGCAACTACAACTTTAATGACAGTTGCTGCAGAAAAAATTGTAAAAATAAATAGAATTACAGTAGCAAACGTAGATGGAACAAGTGCAGCGGATGTTTCATTATTTGTAGATGGTCTAACAACTGCAGGTGCAGATGGAATCACACCAACAGGAGCTAGTGCAACAGTGTACTTAGCAAAAACAGTTTCTGTTCCCGCTGACGCAACGTTAGTATTATCAGACACACCAATATATTTAATGGAAGGTGACATCCTTAAAGGTGGAGCTAGTGCAGCGTCTGACTTAGATTTATTTATTTCATACGAAGTATTAGACGACGCATAGGGAGGTAATTAGCTATGGCAAATGGCGGAATTATCGGACCAGTCAACACAGTTAACGCAGCACAATGTCAATCTGAAGTTAATCACGGTACAAAAACATCTAATTATACATTTACAACACAACCTGCAACAACGGTTGTTACTGCTTTATTAGTAGCTGGCGGTGGAGGTGGTGGTAATGCTGGAGCTGGCGGTGGTGGAGCAGGTGGTTATCTTTGTACATCAGTGCCTGTTTCAGGTGCAACAGAATATACTTTAAGTATTGGTGGTGGTGGAACTGGTGGAACTCCTCCCTCTTGTTCTAGAGGAGGTAATGGATCTAATACAACTTTAAATGGGGTATCAGCAATAGGTGGCGGTGGAGGTGGTGGAACATCAAACCCTGCTAAACCAGGACTAGCTGGTGGATCTGGTGGTGGAGCTGGAAGAAATTGTGGAACAGGTGGTTCAGCAACTGCTTGTCAAGGTAATGCTGGTGGACCAACAACAGGACCTCCTGGTAAAGCAGGATCAGGTGGTGGTGGTGCTGGAGCTGTTGGTGGAACAGGAAGTCCAAGTGCAAATGCAGGTGTAGGTGGAGCTGGTAGTTCTGCTTCTCCTTTATCTCCTACAACTTTTGCTGGTGGTGGAGGTGGAGGATCAGATTGTTTTAGTCCAGGAAGTGGTGGAGCTGGCGGCTCAGGTGGTGGTGGAGCAGGATCAGGAAGACCTGGAGCTGGACCAGGTGGTTCAGGTACTGCAGGATCAACTAATACTGGTGGTGGTGGCGGTGGTGGTCCGGGTTGTGGTGGAACAGGCGGAGCTGGTGGTTCTGGTTTAGGAATTCTTGTAGAACCTGCCGTATTAATTCCAAAATCTGCGCCAGGTGTTTGGTCAATGAACACAGTATATGATTTAGTAAAACAAGGTTGCTGGAGTGAATTTAATACAGCTAGTGTAGATTATTTAGTAGTAGCAGGTGGTGGAGGTGGAGGTGGAAGATATGCTGGTGGTGCTGGAGCCGGTGGATATAGAACTTCTTTTCCAGGTGGAACAAAAATTAACCTAAGCGGAACAACTAATATTACAATTGGAGCCGGTGGAGCCGGTGGTTGTGGTGGTGCTAAAGGTACTCCAGGTGTTGATTCTGTTTTTTCTAGTATTACATCAACAGGTGGTGGACATGGTGGATCAGAAGGTCCAGGTGGTGATCCAGAACGAAATGGTGGAGCTGGTGGATCAGGTGGTGGTGCAGCATATAATGCTACTGCAGGCGCAGGTAACACTCCTCCGACAAGTCCATCTCAAGGAAATTCAGGTGGGGGTTCAACTCCAGGATCTCCATACGCAGGTGGTGGAGGTGGTGGAGCTTCTGAAACTGGTGTTACTGGTGTTCCAGGAACTGCAGGAAGAGGTGGAGCAGGATCATCAAATTCAATTACAGGTTCAGGCTTATCTTATGCTGGTGGTGGTGGAGCAGGACAAACAACTAATGGAGCAGCCGTAGGAGCAGCTAGTCCATGTGGAACTGGTGGAGCTGGTTCTCCTACTAGTGGTTCTTCTGGAGCTGGAACAGTAAATAGAGGTGGTGGTGGAGGTGGTAATTATGGTGCCCCTGGTCCAAGTGGAGCTGGTGGACTTGGTGGATCAGGAATTGTAGTGTTACGTTATCCAGGAACAACAAATTCATCAATAGCACCCGGAACTAATAGTATTGCAACGTTGCCAGCACCCGCTGGAGGCTGTAAAGTAGCAACATTTACTGTATCAGGGACGTTGACAATAACTTAAATATAAAATATAAATATAATTTTTAAGGAGAAAAATAATATGGCACATTTCGCAGAATTAGATAATAATAACGTAGTTTTAAGAGTAGTCGTTGTAGGTAATGATTGCGTACCATCGGATGAACACGTTGATGGAGAACAATGGTGTATTAATTTTTTTAAAGGTGGCACTTGGAAACAAACTTCTTACAATCACAATTTTAGAAAACAATATGCAGGTATAGGTTTTACATATGATCCTGCAAAAAATAAATTTATAAGTCCAAAACCCCATGCTTCATGGGCATTAGATGCTAATGATGATTGGCAAGCACCAGTAACTTATCCAACAATTACAACTTATGGAAGTAATGATCCATTAGATACATATTTAATTTCTTGGGATGAAGCAGGTCAAAAATGGACTGCAAAAGATAGAGAAGATCCAGTAAATAATTTCAATTGGGATGCGTCAGCACTAGCTTGGGTATCCGCATAAGGAGAACTAAGATATGGCTAGCCCTTCAGGCTCACAAAACGGCGGGATACTAGGAGTAAGTAATAAAACTTCTTTTGGTAAATGCAAAGTTACAACTGTTACAGCCACAGGATGTTTAGCACTACAATCAGGTACAACAGTTGTTAATGCTTTACTTGTTGCAGGTGGTGGAGGTGGTGGTGGAGCTTCTAATTATAATGCTGCTGCAGGTGGTGGAGCAGGTGGTGTAAGAAATATTTCTTCAATTTGTGCTTCAGGCACAGTCCCAGTTGTAGTTGGAGGTGGTGGTGCGGCTGGTGCTAGTTCTCCTCCTGCAGGAGCAAATGGTGCCTCTGGAACAGATACAACTTTTAAATGTAATACAGCTAATGGTGGTGGTTTTGGTTCAGGTTATGTACCAGGCACTAGACAAGGTGGAACTGGTGGTTCTGGTGGAGGTAATGCAGGTGGTGGAGCTGCGAGTGTTGCAGGTAATACTCCTCCAACAACTCCCCCTCAAGGAAATCCAGGTGGAAATACTGGAGCTACTTCAGGTGGTCCTGTTGGTGCAGGTGGAGGTGGTCACGCATCTGCAGGTAGTAATTCAGCTTCTAGTAATACCGCTGGAGCAGGTGGAGCAGGTACAGATTTTAGTCCAATATATGGATCAGTTGGCGGAGCTTCTGGAGTTTTTGGTGGCGGTGGCGGTGGAGCTTCAGATATTAGTGTTCCTAATAGTGTTCAAGGTGCTGGTGGAGCAGGTGGTGGTGGATCAGGTAGACCTGGTGCCCCAGGTGAAGCAGGGACAGGTAATACTGGTGGTGGTGGTGGCGGTGGACCTGTTAACTGTTCAACTACTTATCCAGGTGGTGCAGGTGGATCAGGTGCTGTTGTCGTAAAAGAATTAACTAAAGGAAGTGGTGTGTGGTCAATGCAAAGTCAATTTAGTGCCAAGAGTCAGGGAACATGGCCAAGACCTTTATTAAGTCCATTCACAGCAGATTTTCTAGTAGTAGCCGGTGGTGGAGCTGGTGGAAGAACAAGTGCTGGTGGTGGTGGAGGAGCTGGAGGTATGCTTTTTTCATTTTGTAATTCATGTGCTTCAGGAGTGCCTTTTACTGCAGGAACAACTTACGCAATTACAATTGGAGCAGGTGCTGCAGCCACAACAGGTACTGCAGCTGCAGGTTCAAATTCAGTAATTAATTATAATGGTGCAGCACGTACAGCTTATGGTGGTGGTCGTGGTGGAATTGGTAATGGTGATGGACCAGGTGGTTTGTTAAACGGTGGTTCAGGTGGTGGTGGAGGTGGTGGATCTCCTGCTCCTGCTTGGTCAGGTGGACCCGGTAATGTACCAGCTATTCCTGCTGCAAATGGTGGGCCTCAAGGTAATGCAGGTGGTGGTGGTGCAATTGGCGGCGGTCATTTAGAATCTGGTGGTGGTGGAGGTGGGAGAAGTAGCGTTGGTGGTAATGCATCTGCTCCTGGAACCGCAGGAACAGGTGGTACTGGTTTAGCAAATAGCATTACAGGAGCTTCAGTAAGTTATGCTGGAGGTGGTGGAGGTGGAGCTGCAAGAGATATAACAATTGGGGCAGCGTCTCCATGTGGAACTGGTGGAATTGGTGGTGGGTCAGGTAATCCTGGTGGTACATCTGCAGGAAATGGTTCAACAAACACTGGAGGTGGTGGAGGTGGAACTAATCCAACAGGCCCTTCTGGAACTGGTGGAGCTGGTGGATCGGGAATTGTTGTAATTAGGTCTCCTTCTACTTCATGTGTATCAGTAACTGGTGGTGGAAACGCAGTAACTACTCATCCAGGTGGAGATAAGATAGCTAAATTTGTAGCTTCAGGTAATTATGTTGTTAATGATTAATTGACAATTATTTAATCTTATTTTATATTGTCTTTATAAAGACATATGCAATTACAAAATTATTATTACTGGTTTAAAGATGCCATACCTCATCATGTATGCGATGACATTGTGCGTTATGCAAAATCTATTCAAGATCAAATGGCTGTGACTGGTGGCTATGGAAATAAAAAATTAAATAAAAAAGAAGTACAAGATTTAAAAAAGAAAAGAGATTCTGATATAGTTTGGTTAAACGAACGTTGGATTTATAATGCAATTCATCCTTTTATTCATCAAGCTAATAGAGATGCTAATTGGAATTTTCAATGGGATTTTTCTGAGTCCTGTCAATTTACAAAATATAAAAAAGGTCAATACTATGATTGGCATTGTGATAGTTGGGACAGACCTTATCATAAACCCGAAGACCTTAATTCACATGGTAAACAAAGAAAATTATCTGTAACTTTATCTTTATCTAATGATAAAGATTATAAAGGTGGAGAGTTAGAATTTGATATGAGAAATCAAGACCCAGATAAGAAAGCAAATACTCATATATTAAAAGAAATAAGATCTAAAGGTTCTTTAGTTGTATTTCCTTCTGATGTATGGCATAGAGTAAAACCGGTCAAAAGTGGTATTAGACATAGTCTAGTAATCTGGAACCTTGGATGGCCATTTAAATAGGAAAGATATGAAAAAAAAAAAAGAAAAAAATTAAAAAACCACAACCAATAACTTACCCTAAACAATTAAATAGAGAAGAGTATTTTAAATGTCCTATATGGTTTGGTGATGCACCAGAATTTGTTAGTGAAATAGATAAAGCTTCCGATAAATATATTGATGAAGCTAGAAAAAATATGCAACCTAGTATAGATAAAAGAAATAAAGCTAATAAAATTAAAGGTGATTTAGGTAGTGTTTATCATTCTACAACTTTAATTGGAGACCCTAAATTTAAAACATTGTCAGATTATATTGGAGCAACCTCACATAACTTACTTTTAGAAATGGGTTTTGATATGTCAGGTCATCAATTATTTACTACAGAAATGTGGGTACAAGAATTTGCTAAAAGTGGAGGTGGTCACCATACACTACACACACATTGGAATGGCCACATCTCTGGTTTTTATTTTTTAAAAGCTAGTGACAAAACTTCACTACCTTTATTTGAAGATCCGAGACCAGGTAATATTATGAATCTTTTACCTGAATTAGATAAAACAAAAGTAACCTATGCCAGTTCAGCTGTGCATTATAAAGTAAAACCAGGTAGAATGATATTTTTTCCGTCTTACATGCCACATCAATACGTTGTTGATTTAGGTATAGAGCCGTTTAGATTTATACATTGGAACTGCCAAGCAATACCAAAAGGAGTATTAAATGTCGTTCAAGAAAAATAAATATAAAGTATTAAAAGCAGCAATATCACCTGAATTATCAGAGTTTGTTTATACTTATTTTTTAAACAAAAGAACTGCAGCTAGGTTTTTGTTTGATCAAAAATATTTGTCACCATTTAACACAGAGTATGGTGTATGGAATGATGAGCAAGTTCCTAATACTTATTCACACTATGGTGATATGGCAATGGAAACATTATTAGGCAAACTAAATGACAAAATGAACAAAGAAACTGGATTAAAGTTAAGTCCTACTTATTCTTATGCAAGAATTTATAAAAAAGGAGACATCTTGGCTAGACATAAAGATAGATATTCATGTGAAGTATCTACTACGTTAAACTTAGGTGGAGACCCATGGCCTATATATTTAGACCCAACAGGTAAAGAAGGTCAAGCTGGTGTTAAGGTTGATCTTAAACCAGGAGACATGTTAATATATTCTGGTTGTGCATTAGAACATTGGCGAGAACCTTTTGAAGGCAAAGATTGTGCACAAGTATTTTTACATTATAATAATGCTAAAGCAAAATCTGCTAAAGAAAACAAATTTGATAAGCGTCCTATGCTAGGTTTACCTAGTTATTTCAAAGGCTTTACAATACCTAAAAAATAATATATACAATAGGCTTGCGGAGGGATGATCCACCACAGATTCCCTCTGCTTTAAAACCTATTGAAATCACTTACAATCTGATATACTACCTAATAAACAGGTTTTTATATGTTACAAAAATTAGGCTTTGCTCCAGGATTTAATAAACAAGTTACAGAAACAGGTGCCGAAGGGCAATGGTTTGATGGTGACTTTGTTCGTTTTAGATACGGTTCACCTGAAAAAATAGGTGGCTGGACACAATTAGGTGAAACAAAACTAACAGGTGCAGCTAGAGCTATTCATCATTGGGATGATAATGCTGGTATTAAGTACGCTGCAATAGGAACTAACAGAATTTTATACGTATATTCAGGGGGTACGTATTATGACATTCACCCTATAAGAACTACTTTAACAGGCGCAAAATTTACAAGTACATCATCATCTACAACAGTCACAGTTACATGCACCGGGGCTCATGGATTAATAGAAGATGACATTGTTTTATTTGACAGTGTAGCAGGAGTGCCCGCAGGATCTACTTACAGTAATGCTACATTTGAAGATATTAAATACATGGTAACGTCTGTACCAACTACTACAACTTTTACAATTACAATGGAGGCTCAAGAGTCAGGAACACCTTTGACTACAAGTGATGGAAACAGCACTTCTATATTGTGTTATTTTACAGTGGGTCCTTCTCAACAACTTGGTGGTTTTGGTTGGGGTGCTGGTTTATTTGGTGGTACTTCACTAGGTGCTGCAACTACAACTTTAGCTTCTACTATAAATGATGCTGTAACCGATATACCTTTAACTAACTCATCAGCTTTTCCATCAGCTGGTGAAATTAGAATAGGAACAGAAGACATAAGTTTTACAGCAAATAATACTACAACTAATATATTAAGTGGTGGTGCAAGAGAAGTTAATGGAACTACAAAAGCAGGACACAGTGGTGGTGCTACAGTTACAAATATTTCTAGTTTTGCAGGGTGGGGAGATCCAGCATCTTCTGATTTTACAATTGATCCTGGTTTATGGATTCTTGATAACTATGGTACAAAATTAATTGCACTTATTTATAACGGCAAATGTTTTGAATGGGATGCTTCAGCAGTAGGAGCTGTTAATACTAGAGCAACAATACTACCTAACGCACCGACTGCATCACGACACGTATTGGTATCTACACCTGACAGACACTTAGTATTTTTTGGAACAGAAACAACTGTCGGAACATCTACTACACAAGATGACATGTTTATAAGATTCTCTTCTCAAGAAAGTATTGATCAAACAGATTCGTACACAGTTAAAGCTGAAAATACTGCTGGTACACAAAGACTTGCCGATGGTTCTAAAATTATGGGGGCTATCAAAGGTAGGGA